TGACAATCATGCCAAGTTCAAGTTTTTCAGTTGAGTTTATTGACACTCCAGTTGCTAATGGATTTATTTCGAATACAACATGGTATAAGAATCTGTTTTTTGGTGATAATGCAAAAGTCCTATCTGTATACAGTCTTGCCGCATGTTGGTAGTCACGCATTGTGTCACCACCAAGCAGTTGTCTTAGAAAGTTAGAACGCCAGTTTGCCATTTGTAATATTTATGGTGATTAAATTTGCCAGAATTAAAATTACAGTTCGTGATCACAGTTTGTGCCACCAAATTTTTTACACACTGTGCTGAAGTCTTTGTGTTGTGTGACTGCAACATGATGGGCAAGTTCGTGAACAATTATCCCCATATGTATAGTTTGATCATCATCATAGTGTATGTTGCCTTTACCATCCGAATAATAATAATAGGCAGGCGTCCATTCATTTTCCATGCTAACAATTTTAGAATCAGGACAGTCTGGAATGTCCATTACAATGCACATTACTATTTGACTTATTAATATAGTCTCAAATATCATAGTCCCAGACCATTTGAGATATTTATAAAGCTAGAAAAGCTGTGTGTAAATTAAATGCCGCCGCCGGTAACTGCTGTTGATACTGTTCTTGCTACTGCGGAACCTATACCTGTGCCTCTTGGAGTCTGTATAGCATTATCATATCTAATAGACATAGTAATCTGCACTGGCTCAGAAGTTGCATAAGCCAATGTGCCATATTGAACATTGTCAAGATAACATCCAAACAATTCATATGTTTCTAGTATAGTAGGAGTGTTGGCTCCATTGCCACCATCAAGCATTTCTATTCTAGATGTAAATTTGTAATCTTGTCCAGATGCCGCTGATGACTGTTCAAAGAAGTCAAATTGTTTCTGTAACTGTTCGCCAGTTAGTTTACTGACTTCATTGTTAACATCATCTCTTACGTTAAGTGTTATTGGATCCCATGTATGTTTTCCAGCCATATACACTCTTGAGTTGTATGCGTCTAATGTGATTTGATCAAATGTTAAATTTGGTCTAGTTACATCAACAACTTGTTTAGTGATTTCTGATCTAGGAGTAGACACACCAAAATTTTCAAGTATAATTCTAAACCTATATTGTAGTTTAGGCATCAACAAGCCTTGTGAGGCTGATGATTGATCACTTGCTAGTGGCACTGTAAATTTAGATAGTGTTGATACTGACATTTTGTTTTATCTCCTAGTACGAATATTTACTATTCATTTCTCCTTTTTATTAACTTGTACCTTTAAAGGCCAGCTGCTATTTCACCTGTATTCTTTAATCTAATTGGAATAAAGATGAATTCAACTGCTTTTACTGGTTCAATTGCAACGTCCACAAACAGTTCGTTTCTGTCTATTCTTGCTGGTGTGTTGTTTGTCTCGTCACACACAACAGCAAAGTCAAACAATGCTCTCTGTGATGTAAGTTCTAACAAGAAAGACTCAATTGCTTGTTTTATTTCATTTCTTGTTAATGCATCGTTTGGTTCAAATATAAACGGTCTTGCAATTTTATCAAGTTGTAGTCTTGTAAATGCAACTAATCTTGCAACATTTACTCTGTCTAGAGATGATGCTGTTAGTTGTCTTGTCTTTTGTCCAAAACATACCAATCCTGATCCTGTGACAAAACTAATTGGATTGATGTTTACTGACTGCAATGAATCTCTTAGTCCTTCAGCAACTGCTGTGGTTTCGAATTCACCTTCGCTGTTAATAAATCCAACTGATGATGCATTGTCGATGGCGCCTCTTCTTACACCTGCTGGTGCAAACCATGGAAACGCTACTTGATCATTGAATGCAATTGTTCTTAACATCATGTGTGATGCTGGTACTGCCACTGACTCACCTGCCAAGTCTGTTGTAAATCCTGCAGGATAGTAGACACCTGTGAATGAATTTGTTGTTACAAGTCCATCTTCTCCGTTGTCTGCCGCACCGGCTGTGTTGTTGGCGTAATTTGTAATATCTGTTGAATTTGGTGCCAATCTAAATGGAGTGTCACCAACCACAAAAGCAGTTTCTTTTCTGTCTGCATTAAGTGTTTCTAAGTTTGTAATCAACTCAGGATATCCTGGAGCGGCCAGCAAGTTAAATTCACGCTGTTCTTCTCTTAGTTCTGTGGTTGATTCAACAGTTGACTTTAATGCTTCAACAATGATATTTCTCTGAGCTTTTCTACCCATGAATGGAGAACCATCTGTTTTCAATCCTGATTCTGTTACCCATGCATCTTTTTCAGTTGGCAGTGTAGGAAACTCTGTTGTGCTTGGGAAGTTTGTTCTTGAAAAATAGTTCTTCCTGAACTTTTTAACATTGTTACCTGAACGTCTAAGATTGAATCCTAACATGCCTTTAGGATAAAGTGCTGGATCCGGCTTATCAATATCAAGATATGTTGATGTAAGTAGATCTGTAATCAACGTTACTTCGTTGATCACATCTTTTGTTCCATCACTGTGGAAACGGAAGTCTGCAAACAAAATACCATCTTGTGATGTTTGGTCAGTGTTGTCAAGTTGTACAAACTCTTGCCCTGCTGTCTGCGAAGAGTCATATCTATAAAGTTTTGGATAATTTTCTAACTCTGATGTGTTTAACCAAAGGTCACCATCAACAAGTGCTGTGCCATCTGTTTGTGTTGTTGGCTCAGTAGCTGAAATAATTGGACCATTTGGATCAGTGTTGCCTAAGTTGAATCCTCTTGCATCTGATGACACATTTTGGTATCCAGTCCATGTTGATCCATCGTGTATCAAGATATCAACTTCATCAACAACAGTTGTGAACCATAATTGACCATCTGCTGGATCTTTTGTAGGCTCATTAACTGATTGTATTGCTGTAAAAGTTGTGCCAGTGTCAGGTGTGTTTTCGACTGGTCCCCAGTTAGAAGCAACAAATGAGTAAGTTGCAGGTAAACTTGGAGTTGAAGAAAAATCTTCTTTATCACCTGTAGGCGCTACAAATAGAGAAGCAATTTTTTCTGTAGTTAGATCTGAATTGCTACCATATGAATTTGCTTTTGCTGTTGCAAACCCTAAGTCTGCCATCGGAGTGCCTGTTTGGTCTGAGAAATAAATTTGTCCACCTAGTTTGTGTCTTAGTTTTATTCTTTTACTTGCGGCATCATATTCCGCCTCTACGTTTTCAAATCCAGCGGCACTGATTGCAGATACAAAATCATCCGCATCTTCACCACCAATGCTGACTGTTTTTTCAACAAGTATACTTGAAGAAGTGTTTGCAGTTGCAGTCAAGTTTAAAATAGTTTCTGCCATTTTTATTGTGTCACCATCTGAAAAGCCTGCAGCTGATTTGGTTGTAATTTTGTTTGAGATAATCTCGGTTACTGATCCTACACCTTTTAGTCTTACAAAAGGAACATAGTCAATTAATTCACCGTTCTCATCAGTTGAATCATCCCACTCATCTTCACCTGAGTTGACTTGCACAAACACATCGTTGGTTGTAAGGTTAGCACCACCACCTGCTCTATCAAGTTGTTGCAGTGCTTGTTCTTGTGTTTTAAACACAGGAGATGTCACAGTTTCGAACACTCCTGTTGTGTCGTTGTATTTTTTCAGAACAACATTTGCGCCACCGTTTGGTTCTGTTGTTTGTATGAACACAGATCCGGTTGGCTTAGGCGCAGAGTCTGATGATCTAAAGCCATGATCTTCTGTGTGTTGACCAATGAATACTTTTGGTACATGATATCTACCTACAGTGATACCAAGTTGTGTTGTGGCAGTTACTGTGCTATCACCAACGTTGCCAATGATGATTGTTGAAGCAACTGCTGTTGTAGATGAATCATCACCTGTTGCTCTTGGTATACCATAAATTTCTAGTTTGCCATCAACTGCCGCTGCCGCAACTCCTTCAATTCCTGCACTATTAATGTTTGCCGCAGCTGTTGTTACTGTTGCTCCGGTATTGATTTCGTTGCCGTTAATAGTTAATGTGCCATCATTAAGTGTTGGATTTGTGGCTGTGCCTCTGATAGTTGGATGTGATGAAGCCCATGATGCATCTTTGGTTGCAGATGTAGCTGAACCAACCTGTACCCATGTGTTTGAACGTGTTTTGTAATACAATCTGTTGTATGGATTTGTTGCAACTATGGCATAATCATCAATTGATCCTACAGTGGCTTTTGGTGCGTTGCCTGTGACATCATCTGTTGATGTCACAAAAATTGGAGTCCTTACTGTAAACTCTTGTGTGCCAGCGTCCCATTCTTTGATGCCAAAGGCTGAATTTGCAAGATCTAACCAAAAGAAACCATCATTGGGTCTGCCACCAGGTGCGTTTGCTGACCCTGTGAGTTCATCTAGATCTACGTTTGCTCTAATAACAAATGCTCGATTGGCAATGCCAAGGAAGGAGTAAGCTGCCTGAAGTCCATATTCATTTAGTTCAGACCCTTGGATTGGTGTACCTGATGCATCTGTTTTGAATTCGGGGTTACCGAAAGTTTGTGTTAATTCTCTCTGTGATGAAATCAAAAAGATTTGATTTGCGTTAGTGCTCAGTGTGCCTGAGGCTGTTCCTGTGCCAGTGCCTGACACTTTATCTTGGCCAGTCGCCACTACAACTAGTGGAACTGCTCCGGGTATACCTGGTACGTAAAAACTTTCGTCTACGACGGTAACCTCTACTCCTGGTGATATTAAAGCCATTTTGTCGTTACTCCTTGTTGTGAATATTTATTGGTCTTGGACTGATTTTATACAGTTAGATGTCGAAAATAAAGAGTACCGAAAAGGTACCTATAAATATCTACGTGCTTAATGGAAACGGATCACAAAGACCATTGTGTCAAGAATGTAACAGCAAACCAGCTGCCTACAACTACAGACGTGGCGATAAAATTTATTATAGGAAAAAATGTGATGCATGTATCAGGAAAAGCAACAGTTCATCTATAACCACCCCAGCATGGCAACGTTCGGGATATGCCAAACAAAAGTCCTGCGAAATGTGTGGCTTTACAGCACAGCATCCCCATCAACTTGATGTGTATTATCTTGATGGCAACATGACCAACAACAACAATAGAAACTTGAAAACAGTTTGTGCTAACTGCAATAGATTATTGCATGTTAAGAAACAAGGGTGGCGTCAAGGTGATCTTGTATCAGATAATTAATTTTTTCTTCTAAATCTTCTTTGTTTGTATCATTATCTATTACATGATCAAATTCAGAATGTGCCCATGCCCATTCCGATGGATGCACATCAGCTGGCTTGGTGCCATGTTGTTTGTAATCATCAAACCATTGTGGGTTATGTCCCCTTTGTATACACCAAACGGATCCGCCTATGGACTTAATCATATTGACTTCATTTGGAAATCTTGTGTCTGGTAGCACCCAATTTGTATCGTATTTTTTGTTTTACAAGACTGACCCATATGCCATCAAAGAAGCCTTGTCGCATACACTCTGTGCCAAACACTTGTAGCACGTGTCTTGGAGTTACATCATAACCTACTTCAGAGGACCAAAAAGCATCAGGCCTTTCGCGCCAATCTCTTGACTGTGGAGTTTTGCCCTCCAACATCTGTCTTGGCCATCCAAACATTTCTGAAACAGCATCCTTAAGTTTGTCAGCAAATGATAGTTTTTTGAAGTCATATGTAGATACTAACGTATCAGCTACAGTGCCTTTGCCTGAGCCTATGAGTCCACATATGCCTATGATCATAAAAAAATTATATAGAAAAATTAACCTATTGTAAATGACAAAGGTGTGCCACCTTCAGCATAGTTGCCAATTTCTTGCTCAAGTTTGGTCATCTCATTTATCGCTTCATTTTTCAATGCATCTCCATTTAAACCTGCGCCACCTTGTGGGCCTGCGATGGTTTGAAATTTTGATCTTGCTTCACCTAGGGTGTATTTGGCAACTGCCAATGTGTATTCTCTGATCCATGGCTTGGCATATATGTCTGAAAGTAAAATAAAGTCTGGTCTAAAGTTTGATTGTTCTATCAAAACAATTTCTTTTGAACGCTGTCGTCTGAAAATTTGTAGTCGTCTTGTGGGTTGATCAAATTTGAAGTTAATAAAGCCGCCAAACATTCTAGCAACTAGTTCTTGATATCCAGCAAACATATCGTAGGTGGCTAGTCCACCTATTCTTCCTGTTTGTAGTAGATATATGTTTGTGTAAGCCAATTCAAATGGATCAAAGGCAGTGCCACCTTCTGACGATGATGCCCCACCAACAGTCCTTCTGTATATTCTTGATACATTGATTACTTCAGCTGGTAGTGTATATTGTGTTTGATCTTTTTGTAGTTCGATAAATCCATATGATTCTTCAACTGCGTTCGACGATCTTTGTCTAAATTTGTCAACGGATGTCACAAATGCATTTTCTAGATGCTTGGGATCAAGTTCTACTTCGATCATGCCATCGCCTAGTCTTGTTTTGACGTAATCGAAAATCTCCTGTTTTGCAGAATTTACTTGTGTTTCAGTAGTTTGTGCTTGTGCTGTATCTGGCATGGCATGTATTTATAGTGCCATAAATATACAAAATGCCAAGACTATCTCTGTTCAAACCTGAAAAAGGAAATGATTTTGCTTTTATAGATCGCAATGTTTCTGAAATGTTTCAAGTGGGTGGCACAGACGCCTATATACACAAGTATGTGTCTCCTAATGATCAAGGAGAACTTAATGATGCCACACAACCAGAAAGATCTGGTGATTCACTCAACGAACTTGCAATTCAAGATCTACTGTTTTTAGAAAATAGAGATAGAAAATATGAGCCTGATGTATACCATACAAGAGTAATCTATAATGTTGGTGATATTGACTTTGATCTTTCACAATTCGGTCTATTTCTCCAAAATGATCAATTGTTTATGACCTTTCATATAAGGGATATTGTAGACGCTTTAGGCAGAAAAATCATGGCTGGTGATGTAATTGAGTTGCCACATCTTAAAGATGATTATAGCTTAGACACATCAGACACAGAGACACTTAAAAGATATTATGTGGTAGAGGATGTCAGCAGAGCTGCAGAAGGATTCAGCAAAACATGGTGGCCTCATCTTTATAGAGCGAGAGTAAAAGGCATAACAGACGCACAAGAATACAGAGACATCCTAGGCGATAAAGATGAAAACACATCGCAAAAAACAAGGGACAAAGAGATCGAAATCAATGATGCAATTATCAATCAAGCAGAGTCAGATGCACCACAGTCAGGATATAACACAAAACAATTGCATGTCATGCCTACAGATGATGAAGGTAGAGTAGCTCTGGTCACAGTTGATGATGACATGACCACTGACACCGGACACATAAATGTTGACAAGGTGTATCAATCACCAACTGCAAATGGATATCTGGAAGGTTACTTGACTGGAGATGGCATACCAGCCAATGGCGAAACATATGTCGCAGCTACAACCTTTCCAAACAATCCTGTGGAGGGAATGTTTGTGTTAAGAACAGATTACTCACCCAATCGATTGTTTAGATATGATGGCAGGCGATTTGTGAAGATAGAGGATAATGTAAGACAAACAATGACACAAACAAGCACTAGAAACACACAAAAAACTGGATTTATCAATAACACAAACACCACAACACTTGCTGATGGATCATCAACAACTAAAGAACGTGTTGCGTTAAGCAAATTATTGAAACCACAGGCAGACAACTAATGCAACATTTTTATGACGCACAAATAAGAAGATACATTTTACAATTCATAAGAATGATGAGTAATTTTTCTTATGTTACTGGCAAAAATTCTAAAGGCGCATCTGAAACTCTTCAAGTGCCAGTCAAGTATGGAGACATGTCAAGACAGGTGGCACAAATTATTCGCAAAGGATCTGAAAACACTTTGATACCAGCACCGCAGATAAGTTGTTACATTACAGATCTTAGATATGATAGAGACAGAATGTACAATCCTTATCATGTTGATAAGAAACACATACGTGAACGAGAGTTTGATGCAGGCACAGGTGAATACACTGGCGCACCAGGACAATCACACACTATTGAAAGGATAATGCCAACACCTTTCGAACTAACATTCAACGCAGATATCTTCACAACCAACACAGATCAAAAATTACAGATACTAGAACAAATACTTGTGCTGTTCAATCCTGCTTTAGAATTGCAGACTACTGATAACTTTTTAGATTGGACTTCATTGT